CAGGGCCAGTGCCCACGGTAACCTCTAAACGCAGGCCGGGGGCGCGGTTCAGAAACGCTGGCTACTTGCCCGCCTCGGGCACAATCTCAGGAAACAAATTCACCATGCGGGCATCCGCAGCGTTGACGCTGCGGGCCACATAGGTGCTGCCTAAAATCGGAGTCTTCATTACGCTGCCACGCCCTTGATGACGGCAAAGTTGAAGACCGGCGTTTCAGTGGTAGTGCCGCCGGTGGTGCGAAAAGTCAAATTAAAACTGCCTGCCGCAACAGCCGTGACCATGAGGTCATACAGGTCTGTTCCTGACTTTTGGTTCAGGATAATGACGTCAGTTGCCGCCACGGTGCTGTTGGTTACTGTAAAAGTTGTTGCGGCGGTTGTTCCTGCCGCGCTAAACAGGGTAATTGCGCCTGTGGTCTTGTTCAGCGTCACGCCCGTGGTGCGGTTTGTTGCTTGGGTGACAGTACCGCCTGCACCTGTGGCGTAGCCTATGCCAGCCACGCCAGTTGAAACAATTGTGCCTGTGGCTGTCAGGCTTGTGCCTGTGGCTGCACCAATGACAGGGGTGACCATAACCATGCCGGTGCTGGTACAAGCGCTGATGACGCCTGACGCCACAGTGCCCAACACCGGCGCAACCATAACCATGCCGCTGCTGGTGCAGGCACTTATTACACCAGATGCTACTGTGCCGAGTGCTGGCGTGACCAACGTAGGGCTGGTAAACAACAGCGTCTTGGTGAGCTGCTTGGTGATGCCGCTTTGCACAATGGGCATAACGTCTGCGGCGTTGATGACTGTCGCAACGGGCAGTGCTGAAATGGCGATGGTGGTCATAATGGCTCCTAGAAATTGCCTGCGTAAATGTTGAAGCGTTGACGGTTGGCCACCACAGCGTAGGGCAGGCTCATCACATCGTATGGGTTGTTGATGCGCTTGATGTTGCGTTTACTGGTCATGGCAATGCGCTGCACTTGTGGGCTTGGCTCCACGCCAAACTCAGGCGCAATCTCCATCGCCAAGTTGTAGGCAAAGCAGCGCATGTAGCCTGGGGGAAAGAACAGATCGGTGCTTAATGTGGCAGGCTGCGACAGCTCCTGAACGCTGATAAAATGCCACTCCAAGTCTTGCGTAGGCTTGGGGTAAATGTACATCTCCACATCAGGAAACGTGTTGTTGACAAAGATCACCTGCGGGAACGTCGAGGTCGAGGTCTTAACCGCAATGCCGTTGTACTGGTCTTGGTTGATAAACTTGATGCCATACGACACGCCGCTAGGGGCTTTGAAGTAGGTGCCGTCGTCAAGTTGAATAGGCCGGTTGCCTACAAAATTACCCGTAGGGCCAAGTGTTCTTTTGATCTGACCCGATGGCCACGTAAACACTTGGTCTTGGGTACAGAACACTGCTAGGCGCTCGGTGTTCCAACTGTCAATCATCTGATTTAGCGCGACCAGCGCGTCTTGGCTGGTGGCCGCAGAGGCTGTCTCGCCCTCGGCAAGAACACCCAGCAGTCGCAACGCCCGGTTGATCTGATCGCCTGCGGTGGTAGCCATACTTAAGTTCCTTCGGATTCTTCGCTTGCCGGAGCTGTTGCGCCGTTGGGCTGTTCGACGGTCACCCTGCGCCGTGTGCGCTGGACAGGTGGTGTTTCTGGATTGTATCGCGTCCAACCGTTCTTTTCATCATTAACAATTTCAGCAGCGTTGATGGCGATTTTGGCGCCATACAAGGGGTGTACAAGAGTGACGTTCATTTGGGGTTTCCATGTGAAAACGGGGACCAAAGCCCCCGTTTTACTGAGTGCTTAAAAATTAAGCAATGCGGAACAAATCGTATGCTGCAGTGCCGGTTTTGCGGAACATAAACTGCGCCGCGCCGCCCACACCGGCTGCACTGCCTGTGATAGCAACAAGAAGGTTGCCCACAGCAGTAATGCCGGTTCCAACAGCTATCGTGATGATGCCGCTGGATGTGCCGATGTTAACCACGATCAGATTGAACGTGCTGCCAACCTTTGCGTTGGTCATAACCGCGTCAATTGCCGCTGCCGTTGGCAAAGTGTACGTAGCAGCGGATGCGGAGGGGTTACCCACCAACAAGTTGCCCGTAATTTGCGCAACGGTCAGGGTTGCAGTTACAGTTGCGGTCTGTTGGGCCGCTGTTGCGTAGATGTCAAGTTCATTCAAGTTGCCGTCACCAACTTGGTAACCGCCGCCGACTGATGGGAGTGCCATGATAATTCCTTTCGAGGTTTAGATTAACCGAAGATGCGGCAGGCCATCTGTGGACGAATGGCGTTGAAACCATACAAAACGTCAACACGGCAAGGCATACGGTCGTTGTTGATGTCGTACTGGCGAACCACGCGCAGGCTGATACCGTTGTGAACGGCACGGCTGGCCATGTCAACGCCCTGGGGCAGCAACAAGTCGGCAGTGGCGAACGCAATGTCATCGCGGTGGTAGACCATGTTCTGTGCAAACTGGCCACTAGCAGCACCAACAAAGATGACGGCTTTGGCAGTGGCAGGCAAGCTGACCACGGTGCAAAGCGCATTGGCTGCTGAGAAGATCGGAGCCACGGTCACGGTTGCGGTAGTGGTAGTGGTTGAGGATGCCAAAGCAACAAACTGGAACAACGAGCCGGTGGACTCGCGGGTCTGTGGGTTAGCTGCAAAGCAATCAGCAATCGTGAACACATCGCCAACGGTAATGGTTTCGCCGGAACCGACAGTCAACGTGAGGGTGGTTGCGCCTTCAGCAGTCACAGCAGCGCCAGTTGTATTGCCAGTAGCAGCACGGGTGCCGCAGGTGTGAACTTTGATCGACTGGCTCATGTTGACTTCTTCGTAGCCCAACACTTGTTCACCCATCATGCCGTTCTTGAACTGGCGAGAGATGACATCTGTGGGGTTGAAGAAACCAGACAGGCCGTTGACCAATGCAGCGTTGGCCGCAGGGTTGACGGTAGCGTAACGAGGCGACATGGTGGCGGCGTTCTCGTTCAGCTTTTGCTGGGCTTGCAACAGCACCAAGGCAGTCGATGGGGCATTGCCGGGGGAGCCGACAGAGTTACCAATCTGCTTGTAGGTGTTGGCTACGTTAGCGTCCACGGTCGATGCCAACTGGCTGATACGAGGCTTTAGCACACGCTCTGCAAAGTCGTCCAACTGCATGGTCAACTCAGCGGATGTGAAGTTGATACCAACGTGCTGTTGGGTGGAGACAGTCAAGGTGGTGAACTGCTCGTTGTCATCCTGCACTTGCAAGGCGGCACCGTCAGTGACTAGAGCACGGTCGGGCAGACGGATACGCAGTGTTGAGCCGATTTTTGCGCCTTCAACAGCAAAGCTGTCGTCGTACTGTCGGTTCACGTTGCGGGTGATTACAAGGTTGTTTTCGAGGATTTCGAGCGACTTCCGAGTAATCATGTCAATGGTAAGAAGCGAATTGGCCATGATGAATTCCTAAAATTAGCGGTGACGGAGTGCCTGCATCTTGGCGATTTGTCTTTGGCGCTCAGCAGCAATCCAGTCCGACACACCGAGGGTCTTGGTAGACCGTGGGTCGGTGGTGTCAGTGACACCAGAATTGACTGCCCTTGCGCTTACCGGACGGATCGGGTCGGGTGCAGAGGAGGTCTTTTTTTGGAAAGGTTCGGCAGATATCTTAGCCTCAATCTTTCCAATTTCTCGCGCTTGACCAAGAGGCGACATACGGGATATACGGTCAGCTTCTTTGGGGTTGCTGCCCAGCCAATAGGCCAGATCAGGTCCAAGGTCGCTTGCCTTGATTGTCTCGGCCATCGCGTCCGTAACTCGAAGCTGGGGGTTGTAGGCGACTTGTTCAAAGTCGTCGTACTTGGCCCGTACTTCTTCCTCACGGTCATGGTAGGCGTCATCAATCGCAGCTTTCTGCTTTTGGACTTCACGCTGGTAGATCATCTCATCAGCCCGTCTTGTGGCCAATGCTTCCGCATAGACCTCGGGCGAATCAAACTGATCTACTGACGGGAGTTCCTTGGGCACCGACTGCCGCACTTGCATCTCTGCTTGTTTGGCCTGCTGCTCACGTTCCCATTTGCGCTGCTCTCGGGCAAGGCGCTTGCCGATCATCGAATCAAGCTCAGTCTGAGAAAATTTCTTTTCTTCAGGTGTTTGCTCGGTCTGACTCTCAGCGACTTCCGGCGCGGTTTGTGCAGTGTCCGTGGTGGCCGTCACCTCGGCTGCTGGCGCGGTGTCAACTACCGCTAAGTTTTCTTCATTCATTTCACGTTCCAAAGGAACCTCGGTCTACTGGGCCGATACAGTTTGTGCCGTGATTATGCGACAGATTTTTATGCCTGTGCAGCTTTGTAAGCTGCAATCACTTCAGCAGTGTGCAGGGCCGCGCAAACGCCTTGAACACGGGTGTCCTCTTTGCTGTAGTCGTCGCCGGGGGCAACAACGTGGCGATGGAACGCGCCGCTGATTTGCTTGCCATCTTCCATGATAGCGGTCTTGGTGCGCACTTGCACAGCGCCGCTTTCGACGACTTCGATGCGGTCAACGATTTCAATTTTCTCAAGCATGGTTTTCTCCTAGTCTTGCCCAAGAATCCACTTGGGCTTTGGTTTAACAATCAATTAAGCTACGGTGTAGGAGCCGCTAATAGTAATCGTATTTCCATTTGCGCTCCATGATGGTGTGAACGCATAGATCGTAGAAACCTGACCATTTCCAAGGTCATTGATACCACCATCCACTGCGGCTAAAGTACCGGCGCTTGCGACACCAGTGGGTAGCCCAGTAAAGTACGTGCTACCTGCTGTTGATGAAGTCGTACCGCCATTGTCATCAATCAAAACAACAAACCGAATGGTTTTGCCCATACGAATGTATTTACCAGAAAAAATTGGTGAGCCGGTTGTCACCAAGTTTGTAAATACAGGAACAAACTGGAATTCAAAGTTTTCAAAAACATGGTAATTTCCGCCAGTGCCAACGGGGTCAATTGTAGCTGTACAAGAGACAAATTCATTTCCGTGGGCAACCCATTCCTGCGTGTTTGCTGTAGGCCGAATGCACGATGCTTTATTGGTAAATCCGTTGCCAGCTATTAAAAACCCGCGAACATTTGCGCTTCCCGCTTGCGTGATTGCAATATTGTTGTTGACGCCAACAATAAAACGACAACCAGTTACTGAAATGCCAGAGGTATTGTTTAGGTTTATGTCGTAATCATTAGACTCAAAATAACCGCCGTGAATTGTCAACCCAAAACCACCAACGCTAGACGCCACGCCAGCATAGTAGCCAGAAGCATCTAAGCCAAAAACGGAGTTTGCGGAACCTCCAAAATCAAAGCCAATGCCGGTTAACGTGCCAC